GGAATTATTCAGGAAATTCTTTCTGAAACAGACAAGTCAGAAGATAAGGATAGGAGAAAGAATTCATTTAACGCCTATCAAGTCTATTCAGGTAATCAGAAAATATATGTATTGAGAGAATTAGCTAGAACTAGACCTAATTCATTTGAGTCATATACCATTAGTAACATTTCAGTATCTAAGATGGTCACTGATAAACGTGCATCATCTTATAATGAACAACCTATTAGAACCGTTGTCAATTGTGAAGGTAAAGAAGTAGAGGCTAAGACTAATTACCTAGATGCTATCTATACTGAATCAAATGCAGACAGAGAATTGCAATTTCAAGATATTATCTTCAACTTAAACCGTTATGTTCTAACGTGGGTAAACTACAGAGAAAAGGAAGACAAGTACCAATTAATGTCACTTCATCCTTATGAATTTGTTCTCGTTGTAGATCAAGACACGGGTGATTTATTAGTAGTTGGACTGTCTTATCCTGATACTGAAATTACACAAGGTGCAAGAAGTACTGCAACCGATGGAGCTACTACAGGCGGCGATGGACACAGTGATCTTATTGCAGAATCTCAAGCTGATTCAAGTAGTGAAGAGGAGAATTGGGTTTTCTGGAGTAAGGATCAGCATGTAAAAGTTAAAAGAACTAATCTTAGAGCTAGAGGAGAAACAGGAGTAAAGACTACAGTAGAATTTGTAGACATTGATGGAAATCCAGAGAATGTAAATCCCCTAGGAATTCTACCTTTTATTCTTACTAAAGCAGATACAGCGGTCGATTACCCTACAGTAAATCCTATTACTGAACACTCAATTACATTTAATGTTCAACAATCAGAGACTCTAACTGCCAAGAACATTCACGGCTCTGGTATTCAAGTTTTTAAATATCCTGAAAGAATGGAAGATAGATTTAAGACATTAACTACAGGTCAAACCGATGCAGTTCGCCTGCCACAATCAAGTAAAGATTCAGATAGTGAAACAGACTTTGATTATAAGACAAGCGGTGCTCAACTAGCTCCTATGATGGAATCAGATATGAACTACCTGCGTCAGATCTTGCAGGAGCATGAGATTGAAGGCATGAAAATGGATTTAGCTGATTCCAATGCCATTAGTGGTATTAGCCGTGCTATTTCTCACTCATCTGTTCAGAAGGTAGTGGAAAGACACCAACAAATTTATGCTGATACTGAAAAGAAGATCTTTGAAGTACTTAAAGCCTGGGATCGTTTGAATGGAACTCGTATGTTCTCTGAAGACGATAGACTTCAAATTGTATTTCCAAAGCCTAAAGTTATGATCTCTGATAGGGAAGTGCTAGATAATATTGAAAAGCAATTAGAACTTGGATTAATCGAAGAGTGGGAAAAGTTTATTAAGATAGATCCTAACTTATCTGAAGAGGATGCTAAGGCAAAGCTTGATAGAATAGAGAAGAGAAGGAAAGAGAAAGCAAATGATATGATGAGGTCGATGAATGGCAATCAACAAGAACGAATCAGTAAAGAGAGTGAAATTGGATCTCAAGGGATTGAGTCCGGCTCAGAAAACTAGAGCAAAGGAAGTAGCAGGTGAAATACTTGTGGAGGAAGTTAACTCATTTCTGGACCAATCCAAAAGTCCAGTATCGAAAGGTAAGTTCCGAAGAAACAAAAATGATGGTTCTTCCTCCTCCTTATTCGAGCAGGGAGATCTTCGGATTGCAATTGATGGAAGAGCAGAAGAGTCGGATCACGTATCGATCGGTATATTTGAAGATAACTCCGAGCTTACTAGGAGTAAAGCGCTAGGACATAATTCAGGTTTTAGAGGACATCCAAATGAATCAAAAATGCGAAAACACCGCAGAGAATTTATACCGGCTCCTAATAAAGTATTTAAAAGAAGTATAATGAAAAGAGTTAATGATTCAATTGATTCCATTCGAGAAGAGAATAATCTTATTCAATCATTAGCCCAGGAAGTTTTAGATGACAATTAAGGTAACAGTCAATAGAGCATCTCTTAATCGTAAATTACAAAATCTTAAAAGGGAGCAGGTAACTAGGATAAACAGAAGTGGAATACTTCAAACTACCCTATCCTCCCTTCAAGCTGACATTAGGGCAGGTATAAATCCTAGAACAGGTAAGAAGTTCAAAAGATTGCAATCTTCAACTATTGATAACAGGAAAAGATTGGCCAGGTCTAACCCTACCGACTCTAACTACTCATCTGGTAAAGCAAACGTAACTTTTACTGGTCAGCTAGTTAGATCACTTCGAGCTAAGATTTCATCATTTAGAGATAGAGTGAGAGTTACAATTCGAGCTACTGGAACTCATCGGGGGTATAAATATAAGAATGGAGGAAGAGGAAAGCCTATTGCAAACTCTACATTAATAGATCATCTAGCAGATATTGGTTACCCTATCTTACTAATTTCAAGAAACAGACTTAATATAATCAGGACAAAAATAGTCAATCGCCTTAATCGAAGTTGACAGTAATATCTAGGACTAGTTTAATTATAAGTTAATATGTATAATATTTAATAGATCGAACGATCTGCATTAGCGAACGCTAAAAGGAATACTATGACAATTGAAAGTGAAGCGCCAAAGTCTGAAGAGACTACGGCACCCGTCGAAGGACAAAAAGAACAAACGGTAGATGTAAATGAACTCGCTAGGACTGTGGAGAGAAAACTCTCGAAGAGAAAAACTCATTAATGCAGACAATGCGTGATGAGAAGAAATCATCTCTTGAAACTACTTTGAAATACGAAGTAGCTAAAAATGCTAAAGATGCCGTAGATACAGACCTGTTAGTGGCAGCAATTAAAATGAAGAAAAGGGACGTGATTGGATACGACACTGAAACTAATTCCTGGACAGGAGTAGACAGTGCATTAGGTGATCTTAGATCGGAAATTCCTTCAATGTTTAGTCAAGATAAGCCCACTATGGTCAGTGGAAGACCAGGTGCATTACCAGTAGAAAAAACATTAGATCAACGAATTGATGAAGATGCAGATGCAGTTTTAAAAGATGCTTTAGGGGAGTTACTCTCCAAACAGCACGGTGGATTTTAAATAATCATTTGTATTTGATTCTTATAAGTCAACGGAGGACTTAAAAATGGCAAATACAGGTATAGCTCAAGTAGCTAGTACGATTCAAAAAGTAGTATCCAGAACATTAACTCAGACTCTTATTCAAGATTCTGTCTATCTAGCAATGCCCGGAACATGGGATAGGTCAGGCGAAGTTGAGCCTGGGATGGATCGTCTAGATATGCACTTTCTAACTGAAATTGACGAGCAAGATGTTGACGAGACAGGAATTGCATTAACACCGGCTACAATTATGCCGAATGCTGCATTTCTTAATCTAGATCAGCATAAAGCAATTCCTTTTTCAGTTACTAAACGAGGTGTTTTACAATCTAAAATTGCTCTAGTTCAGCAAACTATTACTAATGGTGTAAAAACTCTTAGTCATGGGATTGATAATCATGGTTTTAGCGTGGCAGTAGCAGCAGCTCTTAATACTGCAACAACTGCAACCGCTGACGGGCTTGAAGCTCTTAGGCAATGTGCTAAGGTTTTCGATATGGAAAATGTCCCTAAGCAAGGAAGATCAGTAGCAGTATCTCCAGGATTTTTACATGATGATTTACTCAGTACTTCAAATGTAATTAGAGCTAACGAGTTTGGTTCAGCAGATCCAGTAAGAATGGGAGCAGTAGCTAACATTTATGGAATGATGATTTATGAATCAACTTCTGCATCTATTCCAGTAGGTGGTTTTATTGCTACGGGTATGGAAGCAATGGCATTTGCTCGTCAAAAGTCACTAATTCTTGAAACAGAGAAGAGAGTTCTTAACTTTAAAGATGATTATGCTCTCTCTCATCTTTTTGGTTCAGCTAGTACTGTAGAGGGTGCAGCTTCGAACCCAAGAATTTACGTTTACGCACCACCAGTAGCACCGTAAACACTATTTAATTTTTAATTTGGGAAGTGGTTCTAAATGGACTACTTCCCTTTTTACATTTAGGTACATATGGCATTTGATGCAAATTTAGAATTAGTTCAAGTTTACATGGATTCTACTACTAAGGATGGAATCATCAAATTGCAATACCTAAATAATGTGCTCAATAGAAAGAAGTATAATTACACTACACCTATGAAAGATGGGAAGACATGGATTGTATGGTTCTTTGCTGATATTGGAGATTGGACAGATCCTAGAGGTATGAGTGAAGAAGAGATACAGACAGTGAAAGGATTTAAGTTATGAGTTGTGGTGATTTATATGTTAATCCCTACTACCTAACAAAGAAACTCAAAGCTAGAATTGAGGCATTAGAAAATGCTCAAGGCACTAACTCATCTAACTTCTGCATGAAGTTTACTATTGTAGACTGGGTATTGAGTGCAGGAAGTTATCAACTTCTAGTCAATCATGGACTAGAGAGTCAAAAAATAAATATAGAACTATTGGAAAATGGAAGCACGCCAGTTAGAGCAGATAGAGTTGAAATAATAGATAATAACAACATTAGATTATATGTAGTAGTAGATCCAGATTGTAGGTTTGCAGGTACATTAATAATCGATACATAAGGAAGTGTATAATGGCTGAAGTAATTAAAGGTGATTTAGATGTATGTAGAACGGTAGACGCTCGGAGAGTTAACACTGGTTTAATCAGTAAAACAATTACTGCAGCTGAACAACTAGAGATTCATTCCCCTAATTGGAATATCTTAGAGTCAGCAACGGCTCAATCAGTAATTCTTCCAGATGCATCTACATTACCCCTAGGTTGGGAAGTTACTGTTCAAGCTGGAACCTCAACTCTAAATGTTAATACATTCGATGCATCATCGCCTGTTCTACTAAATAGTGTTGAGCCAGGCACAGCATATAAATATACATTGGTTGAAAATGCAGACGGTGCAGGTGTTTGGTATAGAAACTTACTTGAGGAAGCTGAATCAATGGCATCTGAGAGATACTGCGAAACCTTTGATGCAACAACTAGTTGGGGTGCAGCGGTTGGTGGATATTATACTTTAGTAGTTCCCCAGGCTACTCATACTAGAGGTGTTAATCCAACTGTAGATACTTTTGAAACAGTGGGTACTGATAATGTAGAAGTGACTCCAGATGAGTTAAAGGTATCAGCAACCGGCGATGTATCCATCAGAGTTGTAGAAACTCCAGATTGTAGATTCGCTGGAAAGGCAGTGTTTATTTAATGAAAGTTATGGGTTTCTTGAAAATTTGCGCAGGGTTTATATCTGAAAACGTGATGACGTTTCAAGATTCAACCACTTCTGCGCCCGTCACTCTCCAAAACTTATTGGAAAGAGGCTTGAGTATATGGCTAGTAAAGAATGGTAATACTGTTACCATTCCTAACTGCCAACAAATGGTTGTGTGTGGACAGCAATGTATAGAAGAGGGCGGTCAAGTTTGTATAGAAGAGGGCGGTCAACTATCATTAATCTAAGGAAAGATTTATGAGTTCAATTAAAAATACAGCGGTAGCTGCTTCAAGCATACCAACTCCTGAACCTGGAAAGTTTGCATACTTTACAGATATAGCAAATAATCAGTATTCAGTAAAAGATAGTACGGGTGCAGTTACTATTGTCAGTGCGGATACCTCTCTACCCTCTCAGGTAACAAGTAACACAACTAATATAGGAAATAATACTGCAGATATCAGTACTAATTCAGCTAGTATTAATGTCAATACGGTCGCTATTACGGCTAATGCCGCCAGTATTTCAACGGAGGTTACAGATAGGACTACTGCAGACACCAATCTTCAAGGTCAAATTGATTCAAATGTAATAGATATTACTGATCTAAATAATGAGCAGGTTGTTCAAGATGGCAGGTTAGATACCTTGGAGTTACACCCTCCACTAACAAACAACCCGCATAGTACGACTGTTTTGAACTTATCCGATATGGGTTCTACATCATATGCTCCAAATAGTTTCTACACTTTAAGATCAAATGCAGCAGGTGATGAGGTAGAGCTATTTCAAATGTTTGAGCAAGGAGCAAGTAGAACAGATCCTCTACTTCATCAACCAAACACATTTGCTCAGTATCTAACCATGACTGTAAACATTCCTGTACAAGGGGATTACCTATTTTATATGGGTCATAGGTTCTCTATAAATTCAACTACAGTAAACTTTGAATCCCACTTACTATTTGATGGAGATTTCTTTCTAATAACTCATATTGAAATGAAGGACTCCGCAGGTATTGGTATAACTGTTCCCAATACTACTGGAGGGAATACAGGTACAGGAACTGATAACTTTTTAACGAAGACTGGATTTGTTAGATTTGAAAATCTACCGGCAGGTAGTCATAACTTTACTTTGGAGTGGAGAGGCCAGACTGCAAATCAGGAAGCTACAATTTACGAAGCTGAGATGTTTATAAAGAGGATATTATCATGATCTTTGATAAGTATGATGAAGAAGAATTGAGAATAACACCGATAAAGAATCTGGCCGTTGCGGAGGATTTAGACCGTAGACCTTGGGTGTTTACCAGGGGTGCGAAAGTTATCAGGGAATATCTTAATGAAGAAGGGGATCCAGAGATCAGGGTAGTCTATGATTATGACTGGATTACAGATGAGGATGGCAAACGTAGAAGAATAAGTGGATATACTCAAAGAGTAGACTTTATAGATAACAAAGGTCAGGTCTTTCAATCTAATGAAGTTCCTAATTCCCTAAATGCTAAAAATGTAAAAGAGATTAATCGTGCTATTCGTCAGGGTAGGATGGATTATCTTGAGTCAGGTGCAGAGCAGCTTCGAGATGGTGCAGCACAACTAAATGCACTAGCAGATAATACAGATGGGGAAGCCAAAGTTCAGTATCTAACACTAGCTGGGCAATATGAATTCATTGCTAACAGTATTGATCTCCTCTTTAATCACTACCGCACCCAGGTAACTGACTATATTAGCCGTGGTACAATGGATTTTGAAACAGATGTTAATAATGAAACAGATGCGGCAATTATTCAGATTTTGAATCTACCCGCGAGACAACCTGATAATTTGTTTCCTAAAGGTCTAACAGTAAAGCAATCAATAATGTTTCAATTAACAGGGGTAAAACCATAATGAAGAAAACTAAGATGAGAGTTACAATATTAATTCTAGTAGTGGTTTTAGCAATACTATTAGTTTGGGATCTATACGTAGCGGTTATAGGGGATGATAGCGCTACAATAAGTAATGTAGTTCTCGTAGCATTTCATAAGTATCCTTTTATTAATTCCGTAACCTTTTACGTGCTAGGGCATCTTAGTTGGAGAATGGTAGATACTAAGGAATTAGATAAAATTAGTGATAAATATGATCTGGGAGCTAAGTAGATATGATATTTCCTAATCTAGAACTAGAAGACATAGTGCAAGTCGGAGATAAGACCCGTCTAAATGCAGGTGAGACTTTCTCCACTCCAGACGAAGCAGATATTTCACTTATTGAAATTGATCCAGGGACAGGATCTTTTTTCGATGTGACTGAGAAGCGGTACTTAGATTATGCTTATTCCACGGATGGAGTAATGACTGTTACCGTTCGAGTGACCACGGATGGTTCACCAGTGACAGTCTCTCAGTCCATTACCATAATTTCAGAAGAAAATGATAAATTATTTTCTACCGATGCACAACTAGTTCCTAGAGAACCTAAGATTTTAAGATGGGTAGCAGAGGGGAGAAATTCATTTAAAGATGTTCACAGAGAAGCCCAAAGAAGAATACTCTCCCATTTTGATGAAAATGGAAAATGGGATGAAGACGGGGAAAGATTAACAATAGATGACGTAACGGATATTACTGAATTTACTGAGTGGTCTAAGTTTCTCACTCTTCAATTAATCTTTGAAGGAAGATCTAATGCTACCGATGATATCTTTCATGAAAAAGCTGAGAGATACCGAATCAAAGCAGAATTTGCAAGAGATAGAAAAAAGTTTAGAATAGATAGAACCAATGATGGAAATACTACAGAAGAAGAAGATAACTTTGAATCTCGTAGTGTTAGAATACTAAGGACTTAAGTTGAATTGGTCAGATGCTCGTCAATACATAATTGACTCAATTAAGAGGACTTTTCCAGATATGAGAGAATGGCGGGACTCTTTTAACATAGACAACCTTCCCTCCACTTTATTAGATACACATTATCAGATAACATTTAATAATATAAGTTTATTGTCGAGCAATGGTAGAATCAACGATGATGCTATTAATCTCACACTCAACATCTTCAGAAATGGGTGCCATGAACCTGTCGATGCTCTTGATGACCTGTTAGACAGGGCATTATGTATTAGACAGGATGCAGTAATTCCCATGAATGTAGATGCATCTGGTTTGAATGGTACTGTTCAAGTTGAGACAGTTACGCCATTCCCCATAGATGAAACTAATGACAATGTCATTCGAGTAGAATTAGAATTTGTAATAAGAAATATAGTTAACGTTTAAAGAATCTATCAAACAAGGAAGGGGTATAGAAAATGGCAAGTTCAACGCAACAATCAAGTATTTTATTAAGTGCTGCCAATGTATTTTGGGGTACTAGAGAATGTGTAGAAGTAACAGTAAATGAAATTGCTGATAATCTAGACGGTGTTTATTTTAACGTAGATGCACCTGAATCTGCAGGTGGCACATCCCAACCTTTTTATGTTTGGTTTAATTTAGACGGTGGTTCTACTGATCCGGCGGTAGCAGGTAGAGTTGGAATCGAAGTAGCGACTGTTACAGGTGATTCAGCAATTGTAGTAGCTGGAAAACTTATGGCCGCTGTAGAAGCGCACCCTATGTTCTTCTCTTCAGTAGAGGGAGATAAAGTTGTTGTTGAAGCTAAGTACGAAGGTAAAGTAGATAGTCCAGCTAGCGTTGAAACAAGCGGATTTGTAATTGATAGAAATAGAGTTGGTATCGGCGGGGATCTAGGACGTACTCAAGGCGGCGTTGAAGTTTCAATGGAGACTCAAAGTGTTCAGATTACTGCAGATCAAACTGCAAGCTTAGTAATTGATGAAGTATTTACTGGATCTACAGTAGATGTAACAGTTACTCTTTTAGAAATGACACCGGAGAGATGGGAAACAATTGTTGGATCTGTTACAGGTGATACTTTTACACCAGCAGGTGGGACTCAACTAGTTGGTTATGGTGATTCAAGACTCTACCAATCATTCTTTGATCTTGGCGGCAAGTTAGTATTACACCCAACTAGAAAAGCTGCAACGGATAGAAGTTTTGATATTACATTGTTCAGATCAGTACCTAAGCCAAGTTCAATTAACTTTTCTGGGGAAGAACCTCAAGTAATGGAAGTAACATTTTCTGCACTACTTGATAATGATACTAATTCAGCAATTAGACTTATGGCTTTCGGCGACTCAGATCAAGATGTAAGGGCGTAATTTATGTTGGAAATAAAACAAGAACAATCAAATCATAAGGCATGTATCTTCGGTAAAAACCTAGTACTTCGAGAGCCTACATATAAAGAGGCAATGGAGTACGGGAAAAGTATTGAGGGACTTAGCGATGAGGAGAGAGGGGAAGTTTTTATTCAGTACCTTGAGAAGTTAGGACTTCCTAAGGATTGTTCTGAGAAAATGACACCTTATCAAATTGAGCAAGTATCGGAACTTATTATAGCTCCAAAAAAAAAGTAGACGATAGCGACATATTTCTATCTGAGATATGTCGCTTTTACGGTTGGACTCTAGAATATAGTGAGTCAGTCTCACACTCTAGAATCATAAGAATGTACGATGCAATGAATGTAGTTAAAGCCAGGGATAGGCTAATCGAAGCTCGAAATCTAAGATTGATAAATGCTACTGATAATAGCTATAAGAAAATAGTAAAATCAATCGAAAAACAAGCCTTCCCTAAACACTTAGAGAAAGAAGAAAATTATACTTCTTTCGAAGACGCTCAGAAGGTTTTTAGTAAATGGCTAATGAATTAATAATTGATGCAGCGATAAGGTTAACCCGGCAACAAACTGAGGACATAGCTAAGAGGCTAGGAGATACCGGGCGTAGGGCAGGTGCAGAATTCTCAGAAGGAATAAATGCATCTTTCAAAACCATAGCACTGGGTAACTTAGCAGCAAATGCGATAAGTTCAGCTATTGCCTCTATTTCCAATGCAGCTAGAGAATCAGTAACCAGTCTTAGAGATTTTTCTAGAAGCATTGCCGAAGTTAATTCAATTCTTCCAGCTAATCAAAAACTAACTGAAAATTCTACCCGGGCATTAATAGATTTTAGTTCTCAATTCGGATCTGATACTTCTACGCAAGCAAGGGCATTTTATAATATTGTCTCTGCAGGTGTTCAAGGTACAGCAAAGCAATTAAGTACACTAGAAACTGCAAACAAAGCTGCGGTGGCAGGATTAGTAGATATTGATTCAAGTGCTAAGCTTTTAGTATCTTCGGTAAATGCCTACTCTAAATCTGGACTAACTGCAGAGCAGGCTTCAGATAGATTGTTTGCAGCGGTTAGGGAAGGCCAGACTACCTTTGCTGAATTATCAGGATTTTTAGGAAATGTAACAGGTATTGCAGCAAGTGCAGGACTAGAATTTTCTGAGCTAACTGGTTCTATTGCTGCATTTACAAAACAAGGTTTAGGAACTGATATAGCCGTAACGGGTTTAAGACAAGTCTTAGTATCAGTAGTTAAACCTACTAAAGAAGCACAAGATGAAGCTAAAAGATTAGGTATCAACTTCTCTACTGCAGGATTACAAGCTAAGGGATTTGCAAATTTCATTAGAGAGATATCTCAGAGAACTAATAACTCATCTGCTTCAATTGCCAAACTATTTGGTAATGTCAGAGCTCTAACTCCCATACTTACTACAGTAAATGGAAATTTTTCAGAGTTTGAGAGAATTCTTCAATCTACTGCTAAGTCTTCAGGGGATACAGCTACGGCACTAGCAGAAATATCTAAGAACTTAGATTTTAGAATAAGACAAAAAACACAAGAGCTTAAAAACTTTGCCCAGGTTATAACCGATGCATTCGTAAAGACCTTTGGTAAAGCCGCAGCTAGTGCGATTGCAGACATAGATACCATATCTAGAAAATTTGTATCTATTGGTAGGATTATAAACGATAATTTTATTGCAGGAGTAGAGTTAGCATTTAATATTGTCAGAGATGTTGCCGAGGGCGTTTTAAATACTATAACTACATTAGCTGCCAGTGCAGCAGACGTTCTAGTTAAAACATTGCAGTCGACTCTTAGCCCTCTACTTAAAACTTTAAATATCGGTAAGTCTATAACTGAAGGTATCGATAGAGCTGCAGAAGTTACTAAGGAAGTTTTAGAGAGTAATATATCCTCCTTGAAAGGAACTTTCGATAATACTTTCGATGGTACTGTTTATGGAAAAACCGCTGAATTTCTCGACTTAGTAGAAAAGAATGCAATGGGTGCTAAGGAAATTATAGAGTCTAGCCAACCTGTTACACCCACGCCACCTATACAATCTTCAGGTGGTGGGGAGAATGCAAATCAGGGCGCAGCTAACACAATAGGATCTCTATCTAAATTATTCGGAGAGTTAGGTACAGCAATTGGAGCTACGGAAAAAGAAGCAGATGATGCGTCTAAGGGAATAGCTAATAGATTTTCTGGATTATCCAAGGCAGCTTTAAAGATTGGACAGGATATTAAAAAAGGAATTGGCGGTGGAATTGGCGGTGCTTTCAGTGCCTTCGGTGCTGCACTAGTTAATGGAGAAAATGCTTTTAGTGCATTTGCAAAATCATTTCTATCTACCTTAGGACAAATGATGGTTCAGCAAGGTACGGCTTTCATTCTCCAAGGTCTAGGTTTTTCAGTTATTCCTGGATTACAGGCTAGTGGTGGTACTCTTTTAGCTGCAGGTGCGGGACTTGCTGCTTTAGGTGGTGCTCTTAGTGCTATTGGTGGTAGTGCAGCTCCAACTCCTACAACTTCTGCAGGTGGTGGATTTGCAGTAGATGCTGGACTTGATTCAGATGATGAGCAAGAACCCGAAGCGGAGTTTAGAGAACCGGATACAAATGTAAGCGTAGTATTTAATGGAGATATCATTGGAGATGGAGAAGAGTCAGGTTTAAAACTTGTTAATCTTCTTAATCAAAATTTTGAGTCTCAAGGTTTAGTATTTAAGGGAGCTAGGACAGTATGACAATTAGAACAATACCTTCTTTTTTCTACGTGGACTCGATTACTTCTTTTAATAATTGCATAGATATTATTGAACCTAATGGACTTAATATACCTCTCGTTGCTAAAATAATACCTGGGTCTCGCTCACTAACTCCCCTACTACAGGAAATCCAAAGGGCTTTAAATGAACCAACGAATAACCAATATAATGTCTCGATTGATAGAGAAACAAGGCTTGTTACTATTAGCGCCGATGATACTTTTGACTTATTGTTTAGTAGTGGTAGCAACGCTTTCGCATCACCCTTTAGCTTGCTTGGATTTTCAGGCGATCAAACGGGATCAAATATATACACGGGATCGAGCCCTATCGGGGAATCTTTCATCACTCAATTCCTGCCCCAATCCTTCGATGCCTTCGAGGATAATGCACAATCCATAAGTCCTGCAGTACGCGAATCATCTACCGGTATAATTGAAGTAGTATCCTTCGGTAGAAGAAGATTCATGATGATGAATTTAAAATACATAACAGAGAATAAAAGATCTAAGGGTGCACCTATTAGAAACAATCCTATAGGGTTAGAAGATGCAAGATCATTTTTTGAGTTTGCAATAACTAAAGTAGATATGGAGTTTATGGTAGATAAGGATGACCCTGATAATTTTGTCACTGTTCTCCTAGAGAGGACTCCTGAAAGTTCTACAGGTACTGCGTATAAATTAAAAGAAATGAGAAATAGAAAACTAATTGATTACTTTGAATCTGGGACTATAACATTTAGGAAAGTAGAGCGATGACAGTACGTAATGGCGAATTAGCAAATGAGACTACCTTTAACGACTCCTTTATATCTAGGGAAGAGGATAGTTCAACGGTAGGTGTTTTAAGTTTAAATAATGTTGCCACGCCTGAGTCAGGACCTACCATTGCAAATGCTCAAAGACTACTTAATGAAGTAGCACAAGCAGATGGGACTGCAGGAGAAGGAGATGCTTCCAGGTTAGAGTACTCTTCTCAAAACGTAGTCTCTAATGGAGAGAGTAGAAAAGTAGCTATTGGAAATTTGGATGCTACTTTCGATGGAGATACAGGTCACGTACATACTGGCCTTGACGGGGATGCCCCTCAGATCAGCGCTCTAAACTTAGCAGATATAAATACATTTACAGCAGAGTATCAGGAAGGAACTTTCGATGCAGCGGTAGGTGCTTTTACAGATGTTTCAGCACTATTTCCAACACAGGTATCCGGTGGTGATGTAGCCACTCTAGGAGTAATAACATCTGCTCCGGGTAATAGAGTGGACTTAGTTGGAAAAAACGATAATAGAGAAATCGAAGATCCTCAAGGGAACCGAGTATACGCCAGAATAGAAGAATTAGCCGGAGTGTGGACATTATCATACTTTGTTAATATTTCTGGAACTGAAACATCTCATACTTTAGTATCGCAAGATATTAGGTTTTTATATAGGGAGGTCTTTACTATAGCGACTAGACCTACAATCACACCTTCAGTAGGTATGTTCGACTCTTTATCAGCGGTAGAAGATATTCCTGAAGCATCGGCAACGGTTTCAGGAAAGATATCTATTGGTAATCAGATCATCGCAGGTATTAAAAACTTCATTGGCGGCTTACAGGTAAATGGATTAGATGTTTCAACTCAATCAGGAGTTGAGACAATTAC